GAGCGTGACGACCTCGGCGTTGAACACATCGGCCATGATTTGCCGCCAGAGCTTCGACTTCGCGCCGCCGCCGGTCGCGCGGATTTGCGTCGCCTTCACGCCGAGTTCGGCGAGCCGGCGCAGCCCATAGTTCATGCCCAGCGTGACGCCCTCGAACGCGGCGCGGCAGTAGTGGCTCGCGGTGAACGTGCCGGGGTTGATGCCGCCTTCGATCACTGTCCGAATCAACGATGATGCGATCTGCTTCCCGATGCGCTCGAAGGTCTCGCCGATCTTTGCGCCGCCCATAATGATGTCGGCGATGCCGCGCGACAGGTCCGTGACGATGGTCGAGACCTGGCGGCTAATCGCTTGCTGCGTCTTACTCCAATCCTTGCCTACGTCCCCCGCCATAATGCGGATCATGTCCGCGTTCCGCTTGGCGGCGCGGGCGGTGTCGGAGCCGGTGAGCACAGCCTCGGACGGCAGGCCCGCAATGGTCGGCGTTGGCAACTTCCGCACGTCCGTTTCGGGCCCACCAAGGGACGGCGCGGCTTCAAGGATGCGGAACTCTTTCAGCGCAGCGGCGGCGGCCCCGGCAGCGGAACCGTACTTTACCAACGCGGCCACGCCATCGCTCAGGCGGGTGTTGTAATCAGCCTGCAGGATCGACAGACGCTCTTTCAGGACCGCGTTGTTAAACTCGGTTTCGTAGGACTGGACGACGCCCCTTCCGTAGTGCTGGACGGCTTCGGCGGCGGCGGTGGTGGCGGCCGTCAGCGACTGAAACGCGGCAGACGTTGCATCAAGTCCGGTCTTTGCTGCCGCCGTTGCCGGTGCCTGCGCGTGTAGCTCGCGCTGCGCCAAGATGAGTCCCTTGTTGAACTCGTCAAGGCCAATTGCGCCAGAGCGGTATCGCTTTTCAAGCTCGCGCACCTCCGCCGACTTTCCGCGCAACTGGATAAGCAGCTTCTCGGTCGCGTCGGAAAAAATCTTGTTCGACTTGTTGAGGTTTTCCTCGGCGGCCCGCATGGCAAAGAAAGCCTCTCCGGCCTCGTATGCCTTCATCGCCGTCAATGCCAACGCGCCAGCCAAAAGTCCAATGGCCCCGGCGGCCGTCGCCGATCCGGCAGCGATTCCGCTCTGCGCCAGAAGGTAGGTCGTAAAGCTGCCGCTAGCCGCCAATACCGCAGCCTTCAGAGTGCCAAGCACGCCGATAACCTTGACCAGCACACTCCCAATCAGCGCCGCCTTTTCGATCACCGTGCCGATGATCAGGACAGCCCCCGACAGCGCCACGCCTGCCGCAGCGGCCTCGACGACGAAGCTCTTGGTCTCCGGCGTCAGTTCGTTGAACGCCTTCGCAAGCTCTTTCGCCCGCTCGACCATGGGATTCAGCACGTCCTTGACGACGCTTTCGCCGATGGGAAGCAGCGATTTCCCGAACTCCGCAGCGGTCGCGAAAATCTCTTTTTGAAGCGCTTGGAGCGATGCGCCAAGTCCGCCGTTGGCCCTTGCGCCTTTTTCCATCTCCGTGACTATCACGCCGATGAACTGCTGCGCCGAGATGCCCATCCGCTCGAAGGTCTTCGCGGGGTCGCCCAGTGCCGCCGCGCCGAACTTGTCTTTGATGATGGCGGCAATCTGCGGGATGCGTTCGACGATGGGGTCGAGGTTCTCTTTCGTAACCTTGCCCACCGCCGCCATCTGGCTTAACTGCCGAATGACTTCCGAGAAGTCCTCTTTGCCGCCGCCCACGACCGCCAGAGCGTTGCCCAGTTCGCGCATGATGCGGCGGGACTCGTCGGCGGTGCTCCCGAGGGTCTGCAGGCGGATCGAGCCCTGTACGGCCTCTTTGAGTCCCAGCCCCGGCAGCTTCGAGACTTCTTTCAGCTTCTCGAGTTCAGTCGCTGCCGCCGTCGTCGATTTCATGGTGGCCGCGAGCCCTTTCTCCAGCGACTCCATCTGCACCGCTGCGTTCAGTGCCGCAGCGCCAGCGGCTACGACGGGCGCGGAAAAGCCGATGGAAAGCGCTTGACCTGCTTCGCTGATCGTCGCGCCGAAGCGTTTAATCTTGCCTAGGCTGGCGTTGACTTTCTTGTCGAAGTCGTCGGTGCTGGCTCCAATTCGAACGATTAGATTGCTTAGGACAGGCACCTATCGTCTCCCGTTTTTCTTCGCTGCTTTCTCAGACTCTCGGTGCTTCAGTTCCAGGTAGGCGGCCCACTCGGTGAACTCACTGCTGCTCATCTCCTGTAGCAGCCGCCCAACTGGCATGTGCAATAGCTCGGCGAGGGCGAAGGCGAATCGCCGCTCGCCCGTTAGTTTTTTTCCGCTGCCTCTGCCGCGTCCGCGCCAAGGCCCGAGATGCGGCAGATTTCGGTTACGACGCGGTCGATCACGGCGCCAGGCATATTGACGATGGCGTCGTGATGCGCCGCTTCAAAAATCGGCTTGCCGGTTGCAGGGTCAAACGTCGAGGCAATCACCAGCCGCGCCATGGCGACCGCTGGCCACTTCTTCGCGTCTTCGCCGAACTTCAGGCGCTGCTCCACTGTCATTTCGCGGATGCCGATTTTTGCATCCCACTCGGGCACGTCCAGCGTTTCTTGCTTCAGTGAGACGGCCAGGATTTTATCTGCTAGTTTCATGAGTTTAGGTAGTCGAGCACGCCATGCACGGAAAAGCTGACGTTCTCTTTGATCGTCTCATTTTCGCCAGTGTTTACGCTCGTGCTATTTTGCATAGCGCCAAACATCCACCGGACGCCGCCCGCGTAATCGGCGTAGCAGTTGACGACGTAGTAGCTCGTGGCGTGCGTGTGAAAGTAATTGTCGCTGTAAAACCGCGCAAACGTGCAGGTCGCATCGCCGCCAACGCGAGCCCTAGACTTCCAGGAGTCGCCGAACACCTGGACTTCTTCGAGGACTGGCTGGACGTCGAGCGTCCAGTCCGTCGCCTGCGCCACCTTCGATAACGTCAGGAACTCGCCGGTCACGGTCACCGTGCCCGCCGGCGCAGCCTGCAAATAGATCTTGCCGCTGCCGTAGGCTACTTGGTATCGGCTCGACGGAATCGGCGTGGCTCCGTCGAGAACCGTCAGCGATGCGTTGGGGTTGATGGCCCTGCGGGCGGCGTCCGTGATCTGGTACACGTTGCCGCCCAGGCTGGTCGTGGCTTCGCCGGTCATAGCCGTGCCGCTGCCGGTGGCGAGGTAGATATCTGCGTTGCGGCCTGCGAGAACTGCCATGGTCGCTCCTTAGGTGTAGCTGAGTGCGCCGCTGCCGGTGAAGGTGTAGCTGACCGTGACCAGGCCGTTTTCACTGGCATTCAGCGCGGCCTGCACGAAAGCCGTGCCGGAATAGTAGTTTGTCCCGTCGATGTAGAATCGCGCCGAGACGGTCGTGCCGCCGAGAAAGGCGGTGTTCAGCGCGACGTGGCCATTCGTGTCGGTGTCGTCGAAGCGGCCGCTTGCGGTCCCGCTCCATTCCTTGATGGTAGCGGTCCGCTCCTTCCAGGTGTCGCCGAAGGACTGGGTCTCTTCAAGGCCCGTCGATACGTCAAGTGTCCAAGTATCTAGCTCGGCCACCGTATTCGTGCTGATCTTAAAACTTCCGGCGTTTCCGCTGAGTACTGCCATGTTTCCCTCCTATTGGTAGTCGTGAATGAAGTCGAACTCTAAAATCACTGCGTAGAGTTTTTCGTTGGTCTCGAGCGTTTCCTCGTACTCGATGCGCCGCCCGTTGAGATGCGTGCTTCTCACCGTCAGCCCGCTGGCCGCAGTGATCGCGGCCTGCTGGTTGATCACGGCGTTGTAGACCGTGTCAGCGAGATCCTCAGCGGCTTTGCTGTTGCCGGTCGCCATGCAGTAAATGTTGACTGGCCGACGCGTTGCCGTTGGCGCTGCGCCGATGGAGTGGAACGGGATATCGTCAATCGCCTCGATGACCAGCGCCGGATACTTCGTTGCGCGGGCCTGCTCGGCGTGGATGTCGTACACTCGATTGCCCACCACCGACGAGATCGTCGGCTCGGCCTGCGTGTAGCGGTAAAGTGCTTGGTAGATTCTCACGCGGCACGCCCCAGTGCGTCGAAGGCCGCTTTGACGCGGGTTTCGAGCAGCTTTTTGATGGAGCGGCGCTTGGCCTTTACAGCGTCGGCGAGGAACGGATTGGGGCGGCTGCCGGGGTGGAAAACTTTTGTTCGGACCTGGTCGCCGACGCGGGAGAGCCAGGCGAAGGCGCGGCCCGCGATCTTGAGCAGCCGCTTACTGCTACTCTTGCCGCGGATCCAGTGGGGCTTCGTGCCGTCGTGGACCATTGCAGCGTGCGGCGCGTCCTTCTGGAACGTAAACGTGAACGCCTGCATGAAGGTCTTGTATTTGCGGCCCTTCGCAGCCTTGATCGCTTTCTTGAGGTCGCCGGGTGGCCGGTCCGACCCGAACCGCTTGGTGGTGTACGGCGCAATCGGCGCACGCCGCGCGGCCTCGCCGCGAATCTCGCGGGCGGCTTCCAGCAACGCCTCTTCAATGTCTTGGCCCGCTGCGGTCTCCATGACGCGCTTCATCTGGCCGACAAGTTCGTCCATGCCTTCCACTTTGATTCCAAGGCTGCGCTGCGAAGGCATTAGATCAGCACCTCGACCGCTTGCATGGTCAGCATCTCGTCGCGCTCGTCGGGGTTCAAAATTGACTTGATATCGAAGTAGCGGACGGCCTGCGTCTTCTGGTCCACGTACTTGACTCGCATGGCTGGCGTCAGCCCGATCACAAACCGGAGCCGGATCGTGTGGGTCAAGTCCGCCACGACCTGCCGCGCGGCGAAGAACTCGCGCCCGTTTCCGGTCTCAATACTGGCCCAGCACTGATGCACTGATGCCCAGTTTTCCGTGCGGTCGCCGTTGGCATCGACGGCGATGGTGTTGGCCTCGATGTCGATTAGGTGCCGC